GTTAAATTATCCCATGCGTATTTGTCCTCTTTTGACATGAATCCATCAGTACCACCACCGGGGCTTGCTCCCGCCGTAGCCGTCGGATGACCGCTGTTACTGTCCACATGGCTCAATGGCGCATAGTCGCTATCATGGTCATGGGATGCGTCAGCGAAGTCCGTCGAGTCAGCATACGCCGCCGTGCCAAGATCGGATGGCGCGACAAAGCTGGTGTCGGCATAACCGCTCTCGATTATCGTGGCCGTCCCGGTATCGTACCGAAGAAACGTCTCGCCAGTGTAAGCGTTAGAGTTCGTTCCGCCACGATTAACGCCGAACTTCCCGCTATCAATTGTCGATGCCGCCTGATTGTGCGGGGGCAGCGTTGCCGAAAACTCAAGATTGCCGCTTCCGTTCACGCGCAACACCTTGAGGGAATCTGCATCCGTCCATCCCTCGTGGAACTCGGACGAGGTTATATCATGGACATCAGTTGTCGCAAGCGAATCATCCCACGACGCCACACTGCCGTCGGTTGTGAGAAAATAGCCGTCCTTGCCTGTCATGCTCGGCAGGTGCTTTGTCGAATCGTCCGCCGCGTGAGCCGACAAATCAACACCGTCAAGAGTGCCGTCGGTTGTGAGATTGCCGCTGAAATATGCGCTACTTCCATTGATTGCCTGCCCGAACTCTATCTCGTCGCTGGTATTGAGCTTCATCAATGCACGCCACCCAAAATCAGAAGAATCCCTGCCGGCAATATATGTGTCATTAGGTATATGCAACGTTCCGCTTGTTTCTATATTTTTAGCGATGTGCAGCCCGCCGGTAAAGTTGCCCCCGCCGACCACCGTAAGCGTGCTATCAGGTGTGTCGGTTCCTATGCCAACATCTCCCGCCGCGTATACGTCCCCGTCGGTATCAACCGTAAACTTTTCAACTTCCGTCGGCCCGTCATCCGTAAAATACACAACAATGAGCTTTGTGTCCGTGGCGCCCAACCGGGCAATCAGCTGATCGCTTATTCGGAACCTGTACTTGCCGTCGCGGTATACGTCCAGCCTGTCATGCGTCGAATCTATAACCGCTCGCGCTGCTGACCCTGAATCAGACGACGCAAATTCTCCCTGCAATCTTCCTGCGCTACCCGTGATGTCTTCAAGGTAATCGGCATTTATGTCGTCAGGATCGACAAGCGCCCCGGTTTCGCCGAGGACGTGTATAATGTCCATTGCCGCCTCGTTAAACGGCGTGGTTACAGTCCGTAGCCGACCGTTCACGCTTTTCACATATCGCGCCTGCACCTTCACATAGTATGTTGTATCGGCACCGGCAGACATTGTAATGCTCCGGGCGTAAGTTGTTGCCACATTTTGCCAGTTCCCGCCCTCGTATTTCTTCCACACGATATACTGATAGATTCCGGGGTCGGACGGTTCGCCAATAACGACGCCTATCTCCGGTAGTTTCGTGCCGGTGTCGTATGTCTCGTACAGGAAGATGCTCTCGCCAGCCGCATGAGCTATGCCGGTGAGTAGCAGCAAAAACAGAATGACGCCAAAGAGTCTATGTTTCATTTCGATTTCCCCTATTTATAGCCGTTTTCAGCAAGGTACTCTTTGAGTTGTGTATAGGTTCGCCGCACACCCTCTTGGTCTTTGTCGCTATTGAGTTTTTTAATCCTTTTGAAAGCATGGCCTATCTCAATGCGCATACGTTTGAGCTTGTTATATTTTGTCTTTTCCTCGCGCGTGGCCTTGTCCACCTTGACTTTATTGCCAAGAGCCTCGTAATCAAAATAGAATCTTTCTGTCTGGCGCCGGGGGTTCTCTGGCATTCTCAATACCAGATCGCCATATATCGGGATGTCGGCGGCTTCTTTGATTTCTCTGCCCGGCAGTTGTCGCCTGAACCCTCCGGTATATCCGTCGATCAAATAATCAACCTGTACCGGAGACAGCTTAATCCCAATTTTATTAAACCCTTGGGCCAATGCGTCGCCCAATTTAGATGTGTATTCTTTTCTGCGTTCGGTCACGGGCAGATATTTGAGTGATTCGCCCTCGATGGGGTTGCCGAGATAGTTTTTATTGGTTCTCACGTCATCCAGTGGGCCAAGCAATGCTGGTGTAATGCCGGGGAATTGCGCCTTGACTTGGCTTATCCATCCCTTGATATAGTCATAATCCCGACTCTTTGCATAATCCATACCCGCCATGATGCTCGACGCAAAGATAACGCCGAGATCGAACGGGATGGGGAACCTGTGAACCACATTATTAAATTCAAACCAGAAGTTTCCATACTTGTATGCAGGCGGGAGATTCTTGTACCAATCTTTATCCTTGTTTCTCCAATAATTTGTGGCGGCAAACATAGAAAGATACAAAATGCCCTTAACCACAAATCCAACAGGGTTCTCTTTGGCATATCGGTACAATTTGTTGGGAGATTGAATGGCCACATTATAGAAGGGTATGACCTGATTCAGCTTTTTCCCGGTAATTCCAGAGCGCGTGAAATTAACCGTTACGTCCTGCGCGTCATTAAATGCCGCGACATAGCAATCATCATCGGCCCAGTCGGGGTTGTCTTTTTTGTACTTCTTATATTGGCGTTCAAGCTCAACACTTCTCGGCGCAAGCTCGCCGACTGAAATAATATCCCTTATCGCCGCCACTGGATGGCGAACAATCCTTAATGCCTTCCCCTTTTTTCCGAGTTTTTCGTGCATCATATCATCGTATGTTGACATTGTTGCATTTCGGTCGAATCCAATCATGCCAGACATCGCACCACCGCCATGCTTAAAACGCCATATCGGCGCGCCCTCTTTTGCTGTGATTTCCCCATATAACCCCTTGGCGGGGTCGAGCGGTGTTGCAAACTTGCTCTTTGAGAGAACGGCATACGTGAACGCATCCCTGAAAACGTTTCTAACACCGAATGACGCCTTGATGCCCGTCGCCCCAATACGCAATAGGCGTGCTGGTTTACCAAATATAAAATCTATCATGGCCGGTAGCTTATACTGATCTATTCCCGTAAGGGCGCGGGCGAGATCGGGGTGTAGTTCGTACCATTCTTGCTTCCCATTGCGCCATATTGATACGATGTTGTCTTTGCCGGATACGGATTTCCCTTGCGTAAATACCGTCATCATTTTATCGAGATCAAGGTCGGAAAGGTCTATGTCTTTGGGAAGGCCAACATCTTCCAGCAATCCCTTGAAGTTCTGTATACTTGACAGCGCGATATTCTGCGCCTTCATTGGGGCCGGAACCTTGGTGATAAAACCACCTATGCCGTGTTCCTCCGACAACTCAGCCCACAATGATGCAATACGTATTTTATGCGCCTTATTAATTAATTCCGTTGCCTGTTTGACAAGTGATTCTATCGGATTTATGACAGGACGCCCACTGCCCTTGATGCCCTTGATAGCCTGTCCTCTATTGACAATCCCGCCCGTTCCCTTGAACGCCCCAAGTTCATCGACAAATGCCCGCATAAATGGCAAATAAATAGGATTGAGTTTGCGCATGAGTGCCGATTCTTTTTCTCCGAGGCCGCCAGCACGGACAACCCAATCAAGCAGATGATTACTCCATTCGGTAATATCGTCTATTACACCATCCCACGCCTCGTTAGAATATTTGTCAATGATAAATTGAGAATCCGCTATTTCAAACCCGCTTTCAATTCCTCGGCGCGCCAGAATCATAGCCCGCTTGGAAATCGCGTAGGAAATAAAACTTTTCATTTCGTTGTGTTTAATTGGAGCAAGAACTTCCAGCAATCCCTTCCCAACGGGATTATGAAACTCATCAATGGCCTTGTCAAGAACAAATGTTCTGGCAATAGCACCCGACTTGGCCTTGAAATAGTCCATCATCTGAGAGGGGCTTTGTGTCGGGCGCAACTTCTTCCCGGTAATACCTTCTATTTCCTTTTCAATCTTTCGCACATCATAAAACTCATCGACGAATTGCTTGTTAAACCATCCCCATGCTTTAGTCGCCGATGCTTTAACACCCTTGACCTTGGTGTGTTCGCCACGGAAATCTATTTGCGCAAGCACTCTATTTTCCGCGCCTTGAGTTCTCCACGTTTCCATCTTGTCTTTGAGGCTGGATATTTTTTCAGCATACCCCGGAAGCGCGGGCAATAACTTGTTTGTAAAGACATCGTAAAACATCGGAGCCTTTGCCTTCGCCTCGTCAGTGGTCAGATAATAGCGCATGAACTCAGCGAATCCCTCGTTAGTGCGCCGTTGTTTCTGGTCATAATCGAGATCGGCCAGTTCTTTTGTTATGGCACGCTTCTTCCCTGCCGGGAATAATTCATTGCGCCACCGCTTACCGCGCACTTTAGCTATTTTCTCGTCAATATGGTGGGCGAGTTCATGACCAAGGACGGACAATTCGCCCCACTTCCGCAAGCGAACGAGCGTTTTTTCAGGATAATACATGCCCGCTATCGTTTGTTTCCATCGGTGAGTTACTTTCCCACGGATAGGAACGCCAAACGCCTTTTCTGTTTGGGTGATGATGTCGGTTTTATTGATAGTCTTTTGGGTGGTCGGCTCTTCCGCAAGTTTTACATCCCACGCCCGTGCATTCATGGGGTAGGCAAGTGCCTTGCCTGACTTTGGTGATGCGGGTTCCCCTACCGTTTCTTCGGTTTCGCCTTCTCCCGGCGTTTTTTTAGCAACCGGCTTATCACCTCGTCCAGCTTCTTCTCCCGCGCCGGGTCTATCTTCAAATAACGAGGCTTGTACGTCATTGATTACCTCCCCTCTTTCTGCGGCTTTTACCGCCTGCCTGAGTAGTTCTTCCCGCGTTGCCGTTGCCTCTCCGCCGAACATATCGGCCTGATTCGGATCCCCCGCAAGATGCACAAGCTCAATATAGTTATCCAGAATAATAGACATCTTTCGTGCGCTTCGCTTGTTCGCGTCAAACAGCGTTAATATCTCTTTCGCAAGTGGCGATATATCTTCACCGAACATAGACTGTTGACGGATATAATCATCGACGGGACGCCCGCTCGACCTCAGACCGGACAGTTTTTCCGCGGCCGCCGTTATGTCTTCGGAAATAGACAGGTCGTGTCGGGTGCCGTCTTGAATGGATTCGTCGAGCATGGCGATGCGGGGGGCTACATTGAGCATCGCCGTTGTGATGTTTTTGATGTTGCTGTCGGTGGATTCGGCAAGTCGCTCAATGGCACTCGGCTCGCCGTATGCTTTTGCAAACAGGGCGTTGCGGATTCGGTTCAGCCCGTCCTGAGTAATGTTCCCTGAGCGATCAATGTACCGGCCAAGTTCCGTTGTCCCAATGACGCGAGAGAAGAACGCCCGGCGGAAGTCTGCGTTTGCAGTAGTGTTAATATCGCCAGCCAAGTTTGGGACAAACTGCTGTAATAGGTCACTTCCGACCTTACCAGCGTCGGCCTGCGCCTGTTCCCCCGCACTCATGGCTGCCGTTGCCTGTACGTTTGCCTCCTCGACAAACTTCTTAACATCGACATCCGACGTGCGCCTGCGGACAAGCATAGGATTCTTTACGCTTTCCACCTGTTCGCGGGTAAGCCCAAACTGCTCGGCGTTATCGGCGAGCCACGTCTTGTATGCTTCGGCAGCACCCTTTCCCCTTCCTTCATAGATGCGCTGTAGTGCAATTGTGCGTGCGTTGCCGGACTCGACAAAGCCCTGCTTGTTAATAATGGGTGCGCCTTCGGATGCCATCGGGTTTTCGCCAAGGCGTTCCGGCATGAGATTAGAGACAATCTTATTAATCTGAAACTCAGATGCGGCCTTTGTTCTGTCACGCGGCTGTAGTGATGCCGGATAGTTCTTATTCGGTTTTAGCGTCGTCTTGTGCGATGCTTCAATATCTTTTGCGCCAACAAGCGCATAATCATAGGTGATAGCCGTCCCCGCCTCAGTCTTCGCCTTCCCGGTTTTCCCCGTAGCGACGGGCGTAATGTCGGGGCGCACCGTCTCTTGTTCCTGCGACAACTGCCGGGCTATCTGTCGAGCCCTCTTGATGGGTTGACGTTTCTTAATGACATTCCCGTCTTTGTCAACGATGTTGACGCTTCCGGTCTTTGCACCGGTCGGGACGAGAGAATACGGGCCAATGGTTTCTGTCTTAGGTGCGGGTGCGGGTTTGGGTGTAGCTTCCGTTTTTGCGCCCTGCTCTTTCGCATCATAGACGGCAACCTTGAACGAGTTACGCGCATCCTGCGGAGAAGCGAATACCTCGCCGGGGAATACTTCGTTTTCCGTGCCACGGAAGAATAGCTTCCATTTCCCGTCGGGCTGTTTTTTTGCCCCAACTTGCCCAGCAGGAGTATTCGCCGTTACTCGCCCTGCATCTATCGCGTCTTGGATGTATCCTTTCCCGGCTGGAACTGCTCCCGGCACAGTCGGCTTCACCTGCTCCGCGAGTTCAGGATAGTCGTCCATCACTTCCTTCGGGACGGGCTTGTTTTCGGCAATGGCCTGTTTGACAACAAATTTCCTTGTTCCTTCGTATGGGTTTTCGTTAATTTCTTTGGTAAAATTAGCCTTCCCTACGCGTTTAATGTATGCTTTTATGGCATCATTCATTTTATCTGCCTGATCCCACGCCGGTTCGCTTGGCATATATCCAAAACCACGCGATCCCTTGACTAACTCATCATACTCTTCCCTCGTCATCTCCCACGGCTCTTTAACCTTGCCCTGAGCCGGCTCTTTCACGTCAGGAGCGACGATCTCGCCTTGAGGCGGGGTAGTAGTCACTTCGGGAGCGGGGGGCGTTACGGGCACTTTATCCTTGGCCGATGTGGGGCGCGGTTCATCCTCAATGTCGTACAGTAATGCCGCTATATCATCCTGAATGATGGGGGAGCCCTTGATTGCGGCGTTAATCGTCTTTTGGTTTTTTAATTTCTCGCTAAACAGGCGATAATTCCCAACCTCGTAGTAAAGATCATTGCCAATCTTAATTAAATCGGCGTTGTTTTGAATGTCAGCCTGATTAAACAACTCGGTGTTCGGATAATGATTTGCGTATCTGAACTGAGTAAATCTATCTCCATAATGGACATCAAAATACTTGCTTCCAGTCCACGCACCTTCCCATCTATCAATTTCAACGAGAGACGGGTCTACCGGTTTTTGTTTCGGCGTTTTTGTCACCACTTGTTCGGAAGTGGGAACAACTTGTTCGGGAATCGGCGCTTCGGGTATGATGGGTTTCGGTTGTGGTTGTTCGGTCGGTTCCACGGTCGGCGGTTGCGGTGTTATCTGCGCGTCCACATCAACCGCGCCGGTTCCCCCCCCGCCATCTCCGGCGTCGGGTTGCGATGGTATCACACCACCGAGTATTCCGCCGGTCACAAGTCCACCGTAGAAGGAATTGACTATCCGCTCACCCGCACCCTCCATTGCGTCCTTGTCGTACCCAAGCTCGCCGAGAATCGAAGTGATTTCCTGCGCCGATTCGGTTGTGCCTTCTGTCGGAGCCGCAAGTAGTGCTTTGACAACCCGGCGCTTTGCAAACTTCCCAAGTGGACCTTTACCAAGCAAGAGGTCGATACCAACTCTCTCAAACGCTGCGTTGATAGCACCAACGGCTATCGGAATCCCTCTCCTTTGCAGGGGCGAGAGTGTTTTTCCTGTTTTCTGCTCATACTCATCAATGGCTTCTTTCGAGCTTCCACCCTCCACGCCCATCATAAGGGCGGTTCCGAGTACGGGATTGATTGACGTTGCTGCCATGAACGTTCCCGTAAGTGGCGCATTCTCCCAGAAAGCATTCCATATCCGCTCAGGTTGCACCCATTCGGCAAGTCCTTTTGGCGCTCTCGCCATTTCCGGGTCAGGCTCCGGCACAGGCGTCTCCATTATTTTCTTTTTCCACGCATCGGCGGCCTGAGTAAATTCCTTTTCGGAGGGTACTGCCAATAGATTATACGCGCCATACGGGCCGGTTGCTATCCGAGGCTTCGACAGAAATTCCTTTTTCTTGCCTTCTGGCATTTCTATGTCCGGTGAAAATACGCCTCCGAATCTCACCACGTTACTCGCTGCAAGGGGGAGGTTCCGCCTGATTCCCCGTGTCGGTGCTTCAATTAATTTACGCCCGGATTTCTTTAACTGATTCTCTTTCATTCTTTGGTAATAATCAAGTGCTTCGCTTGGTCGCACATCCATTTCATTGGCGAGGGCAAGAACGTTCTGTATATCTCCATCGGAGACACTTGTCATGCGCTCCCTAAATTGCGCCGACAGCGGTATTCTTGTTGTTTTGGCTTTTCCTATTTCGGCATCTTGAGCAACATCGTATTTTGACAGAACGTCAAGGGGTGGTGGTGTCGGTTGCTGGTCAATGTCCGGCATCCCCGACGGCGGCAATGTTTTCCGTGACGGGACAGATGCTGGCATTAAATCAACGTCTGTGGTGCTGGCTGGTGCAACTACAGGTGAGGGCATAATAGATGCTTGCGTTGGTTTAATTATTCCCGGCGCATAATCTCGTATTGGGATGTCAAGAGATGGTCTGTCTGGAGCTACCGGATGGCGTATAAGGCGCTCCGTATCTATAGGCTTGTATACATCGCCAACTCCCGGTGCCTGCTCCTCAAATAGCCTGTCCCAGTTGTTTTGTGGTTCTGGCGGTTTCGCTGCTACGGGTGCCGGTTTACTTCGGGCAAAGTCGTCAAGTACTTCTTGACGCACCCGCTCTGCCCGTCGCCTTGCGTTCCTCAACGGTCGCTCGCGTTTGAGCCTGCCTAATACTGGATCATCTGAAAGACTCTCGCCCGGATTTATATTCATTATTTGTCACCTATTGTGAGTTCGTTTTGCCAGTCAATAAGATCATCTATGCTATCCTTACCGCCCGAAATAGCCGAAAGCCACTTTTGGGCGGCGGCAGTGCCTTGGGTTTGCTCAATGCGTTTGTATTCAGCAATTCGGTCTTTGACAACCGCCTTGCGTTCCATGAGCGAGCCGGGGCCATACATGTTGGCAAATCCAAGTTCTTTCCCCAGCATCGAATATTTGAGTGACTCGGCGTAGGCGGTCGCAATTTTCCTCTGAGCGGCGACATAGTTCCTCTCTCGATCCTTGCCCTCCTCTGTGTCATCGCCACTGAATCGCTCCAGAGCCTTCTCACTAATATTTCTTTTTGCCGCCCCTATCTTTTGGGCATACCGCGACATGGCTTCGACAATGCCCTCTGCCCTCTGGGGTTTCTTCTGTTCCGGGCGTTGGGTGGAAGGAATCGCAAGCATTTCTTCTTTGGTCAATTTCCCGCCCTGCTGGTATTTCGCAAGCGCCCTTAACCTGAACAGGTCGGTGGCCGCTTTCAGCGAATCGCGAAGCGTTACCCTCTCTGGTTCTTTACCCGCGCTCTTTACCGCCCTCAGTTTTTCCTCTGCGGCTTTCTTTTCTTCCGGCGATGCGTTAGGATTTGCAACTATCATCTGCCATGCTGCCGTTGAATCGATCAACGCCGCCGATGGGTCAGGCTTTTGGGGTTTTGTCAGGATTCCCAAAATCGTTGAATCGGCCTTATCAACACCACTTCCAACCCACGGTATGACTCCATAACGAGGATCACTTGGCGGCCAATTCTGTGTGCTTACGCGCCATCCTGCCTTCTCGCGCTCTGTTGTCCCATATCTCTCCCTCTTTGCCTTTTCTTCTGCCCTTGTTGAATCGGCAGCGGCTTTACGCTGTTCCTCAATTTTGCGGTCAAGGTCGCGCCTCATCTGCATAAGAATTGTCGCTCGGTCGGCCATTATTGACCCCCATAGCTCAGTAACAGCTCATCCAATAGCACCCTTGCCCTTTCAAGGTCGCCAGCTTCGTATGCCCGTTGGTACTCCGCCATTCCCTGCTCAAAGGCGTCCGTCTCCTGACCCTGTTGATACGCACCTGCCGCGCTTGTCCCGGCGCCCGAAAGACCCGTTATTAGGTCGGTCGTTCTCTGTCCCTGTTGTCCGCGCTGCATCGCCCCATAAGCATCGGAACCCTGAGCATAGGCCATGCGGGCCGCATTCTTCGACATCTCGTCTTCTATGGCGAGGTTACGTGCCGTTTCACCCATCTTCTCGCCCACACCGGCGTCGATTGCCCGAAGCTGTCCAGCACCCGCGATACTATCGCCCATACCACGGTTTTGGAGATAGCCGCGCAGATTCACCCGTTGACGATTGGCACCACGGCCAAGGGCGCTGCCCTGTCTCGACATTATACCCTGAATCGCCTCCGGCGAATACTTGCCTTCTCGACTGAGCCGCAATTGCTCTTGGCCTGTAGCCGTATCCTTGTACCAGCGCGGGCCTGTCCTTTTGCTTTTATTCCAGTAGTCAAACAGCGAGGAACCTGCCTGTAGTGCTGCCGGTAAGTATTGAATCATCTTGCATCACCTCTTCCCATGATTACCGGCTCACGCCGACGCCCTTGACCTGTTCAACAATCGCGTTAAGCGCCGAGATTTCATCAATGCCCTTCTGTAATGCCCCCGTGGCTCGATCCATCTCGTTCGCCATCGCCCAACACTCCGCTTCAGCAAGGTACACTACGGCGTTATGAAGCTGCGAATCGAGGTCGCACGTCACACCTTCGAGATATGTCAAGTGAAAGTCGTGCTTGTCCGTGGGAATGAAATAGAAACCGGCAGTTGCTGGCGTTCCTGATGGGGAATACTCAACAACTTTTGTTTCTCCCGTATAACCCGTTATAATGTGATAAGAATTGTCATTTAGAAAATAAATGACCGCCCCTTTATAGTAATCATCCACGGTTGAATACCCGTAATCATTTACATCGTCATATATAAAAAACGCCCCCTCTGATGGTGCATATGTGGTATTTGCAAACAGCAAAGGCGTCGGTTGTTTACGGTAATAAACGTCCGCAGCGGTGAGCGATGTTGGCATGAGCCGTATTGCCTCACTGAATAGCCACGCCAGCGGGTTTTTCGTCGATCCCGCAAGAATTGAGTTTTCCGTTTTCTTTAGGTCGTTCCAGTTGAGCATCGTACAATATAGCCCGCTGTAGTTCTTTACATTCTGTATTCCCTCGGTTCCGCGCAGCGGTTTGTATGTCAGGCCGGAGAGAGCGATAACCCCCGACGTTGCAGACTCGTTCGTGTCAAGAACTTCGAGTTGTGTTAAATACTCGTTAGCCGCAAGATTCGCGACAAGCACCTGTGAATTGCTCAGTGTCAAGTGCTTCAGCTTGTCCGGGAACTTGGCCTTCTGCGGGTCTTCAAGCCGAAGAGCCAGCATGTCAATCATTTCCTGTACATTCATGGTATTATCTCTCCATCACTTTAGGTGTTTGTCCCTTTGGTGCCAATGCCAGATGCGGCTACGTAGCGCTCATTCAATGCCTTCGCCATCAGTTTTGCCCGTGCCACCGCCGCCTCCTGCCGAGCGGGTTGCGCGTCAATCGCCCAACACTCCGCCTCCGCGAGATCGAGAACAATGAGATGCAACGCACTGTTTAACTGGCATGTTTCAACAACCGTATCCGCGTCCGACGAACTTGGGCCGATTGACAACGTATCAAAATCGCTGGTAATAAAGTAGATTTCGTCGTCCTCGAACACGGCATCCGCCTCCGGGGCAACCGTGAATGTCCTTGTAGCGCCAACATAATCAGTTACAACGTGGAATGATTCCTGCACTGTTGACCTGATAACAGCACCGTTGTACGTGTCATCTTTCGTTGATAGGTTCTGGCCGTCGTCGCCGATGAATCCAGTACCCGCTGCTTCTGCAAGTGCACCGATGTCGTATTTGTACTTAATGTCGGCGGGTGCCTTGAGGTAGTAAACGTCGATGGACGGGTTTGTCTGCCCGTTATTGACGTAAATGGTATTCTGGTACACATAATACAGCGGGTTATTGCCAGACCTAGACAGGAACATATTCTGAACTTTTTTCAAATCCTTCTGGGTAATGTCGTGGAAATAATCGCCGTCATGTATTTTCACCTTGATTATTCCCTGTGCCCCACCGTAAACGGAGTATGTGAGCGATGACAACGCATACACGCCGCTCGTCGCCGTCAGGCTCTCTTCAATTACCTGTAATTCGGTCAGATACTCCTTTAAGACCATCGGAAGCCCTGTCTTTTGCGCGTTGTTCAGCACCCGTTCTTTCAGGGCGTCCGTAAAATTGGTGCCTGCCGCATCCGCAAGCCTCACTCCGAGGCTGTCTACCATTTCCGCAACGTTCATAATTTCATGCCCTCCTCCTTAACCGTGGAGTATTTCGATGCCGGTTATTTCAACGTCTGTTGTTCCTGACGCATCGGTTATTTCGACACGTATCCGCTTTGCCCAATGGGCTATGCGCAGTCGGTACGATGTGTTGGCACCGTTTGCCGGGAGTGTGTGTTCCGAGTACAATTCGACGACTCCCGTTCCCGATGTATCGTACTCATGCTTGCCAACAGTTCCCGTAAACGTCTCCCCGTGATTGTATTCCGTGCCGTTGTATGTGACGGCGTATGTAGCCCCGTCTATGTAAGGCGTTTCTGTTACTCCATATTCAACTCCGTTTTGGATGTCGCCCGATGCTATTTCGTCGTTATAGTATATTTTCATTGTAAGAGCAGCCGCCGCCTTGTAATTCACGGCGATGTATCTGACAATTTTTTCTTCCACATTGCTCAAAACAAACGTCTTCGATGTTAGCTGTATGGCAACACTCTCGTCGGCGGTTGTCGCATAGACCTTCTTGTCCGAGTTTTGGAATACCAGCGCGTTTCCGTATTCGTCTTCGCTGAATATGCCAACGGTGATGGCACTGTTGATTTCCCGCCATTGGTCAGTGACGATATTAAGCGCCCATATCTCGTCTCCGAGCACGAACATCACTTCCGACGTTAAGGGGTTGTAACCTGCCTTGATTGCCGCTTTATTGGCGTCGGATAGGTTGGCATACACATCGCCTATTGGCTCGCTTACACGGAGCTTTTCGGTAGGCGTCGAATCGGTGGCGGCAAGGTTGTTTGGGGAAAGTCGGTAGATGCCGTCGGTATGGCAGACGTACAGGTTCCCGGACACCTCAATATACCCGTTCGGCGCAAGGTTCCCAAGATTGTGTGCAGATTCCATGACGTTCCACTTCGTCGGGTCGGTCGGGTAGTCTTTGGTATTGATGAAGATAATGGCGTTCCGCTTCAACACAACGGGGTTGCCGTAGAGTTCCGCAAGGCCGGTGATTTCTCCGCCAGACCTGTAAGAGAAGTTCAGCACATTGGATGCGGGGTTTACGTCGTACTGTAAATATTCCGAGTACGAAAGCCAGTCGTCATGATACTCGTTCGTGCCGCCGGGATCGAGATAGATATTCGCCTGTAGCAACCGCCCATTGATTATCCGTGCGAACTTACCGTTGATTTTGATGTACTTCTCGTCGCGCCCCGTCTCGACAACAACGCCATTTGAATCAAAAATATCGCCGTGGTTTAGCGGTGGGGGTGCGCCGTCAGGCTGACCAGTGTCGAACCAGTGGTATAGGCCGGTAGTTCCGCTGTCGGCGAAATTGCAATAGTTCCCGTATGATGGCCTCAATACTTTCCATTCCGCGAAAGGCGAGCTTGGAGCCGCCACGGCAAGCGTGGTGCCGAGATATTGTATAGCTCGCTTATAACTGTTTGCGATATATCTCATGCGGATGGCAGTATCGTCTTGGAAATAAAGCACACCACCCCTGTGAGACAACGTTCCCGTGTCTTCTGTTACTATTGCCATATTCTCGCCGCAGAATAACCCTGTTTTTTGTTCTTCGAGTAGCCCGAACCCGCCGCCCGTATCCTCATAAAGTTTCCAGCCCCCATTAAAGTGTTCATCATATTCAGTGACACCACCACCACCAGCCCATGAATCAAATCGAAACAAATACTCTTCGCCGATTTCCACGGGCGTAACGTTAAATAAAAGATCGATGGATGATAACTGGTAGCTATATGCAAGGTTTATTGTTTCGGTTAAATTAGACAAATAGGCATAATTATCACCAACAACGGCACCATCGTCATCGCCAAGCACATCGGTTGCGGGGCGGGTAAAATCTATTGTTTCGAGCTCCTTATATCCCGTACCGTCGTTATTTTCCCGGTAAATTTTCATACCCGTAACGCGCTTATTATGATTAGCATAAGTAATTGTCCAATACAGCTGGACAATACTGTTATCTTTGTCAGAGGGGAACTGAACCGTAAGCGGGTTGCTCATGAGTGATTCTTGAATCCCGTCGTAGATGTACGAGAAGCGGTAATTCAGTGTGTGCGAACCCGACAAAACCCTCCCCATCGTACTGTCGGCGACATACGTCTCGTAGTAAATATCCAAGTCAGGTGCGTCAATCGTACTCGCCATACCGTAGAACTGTGCCGTCGGGTCGTAACACCCGTCGAAGTATTCCTTGTCGATATACCCCAGCCAAATACCCTCTGATTCAAGTGTTGGCGGAGTATTTATTACAGCCCCCGGCAGAAACCGAAGCCTTCCACCCTCGTATACAATGGGATTCCTTGACTTTGCGTGATAGAACGTTCCCGTAAGCGATATTCCGCTTATGCTGTTAAGCGCCGTCCACGATGATGGACTCTCAAAACCGTAGAGGCCAACTACCCTAAAATTCTCGGCATCCACGTACACACCAATGTAAAGCTCGCCCCCGGAAAGCTCATCATGGATGTAAGTATATAGGTTGTCCATAATAGCTGAGGCCGCCGTCGCTATTTTTGTCCCAAACCCAAACGTCTTCACCAGCTTACCGTTCAGCGGCCTCAGATTTTTAAGTTCAACCGATAGTCTGTTGTCGATTATCTCACGGTTGGCATTCGAGAATACGCCCTGAAAGTCAGTCACTTTGATTAGATTGCTCATCTCGACAAATACCCCAATCCATAGGGAATGTTCGTTTTGTATCTTGTCGTGCCGTACTTCATGTCATCGGGCAATGGCGCGGAATCGTTTATCTCGGCGATACGGGCAAGGGTGCGGTTGTAAAGCCGCATTATTGAGGAGTCCTTGTCGACATAATCTTCAAGTGCAAGCCCAATGAGTATTTCGTGGTAAACATCGTCGAGTTCACTGCTCACGTCAACAAATGGTTTAATCGAAATGACTATCTTCCCGTCAAAATCGGCGGTGGGAGTAATAACCAGATTGCCGACAGACGTAGCGGTGGTGTTGAAGGTTCCAGTAGCACTAAGACCCGGCGATGAATACCCGCCAAAAGCAATGGTGAACGTACCTGCCGTTCTGCCCGTGACCGTATAGACGATCTGGTATGTAGTTGCAACCACTGCTGGTTTCGTTTGAAGAAGGGTGACAACATTGCCAACAGTATGCGTCCATCCATCAGTCCAGTCCCCGTCCGTAGTCCATCCGGTGTTGGGCTGGTCGGTAGCAAGTAAAAACTCGTCCCCATCAGCATCGCCATCGTCAAGCGACATGGCCGTAGGTGCGGCGCGATACCACACATCGACGTTGTACCCGGTCGGCATCACATATGCGTTATTGCCGAACACGTAGTAAATCGGACGGGTGGTGTTGAACGGTGTATCACCCCCAGCATTGATTTCCTTGCGGTATTGATCGAGCGTGATGCGGTTGCAGAATTTGTAATCCGTGCCGTGCAACTTCACCTGTAGAATACCCGCGCCGTTGCGATATACGCCGCTTTCCAAAGCAGTAATGTCGAACGCTCCGTCTGAATCCAGTTCGACACTCTCGTCTTTTGTGTCGAAAGGCGTGAGTATTCCGGGCTTCATCGTGTCGAATAGGCGTATCTGCGCAGAATTTAATAGCCCGACGAGACGGGCGGGGGTCATGTACCGCCCATCTTCGTCAAAGGTGAATGTGTACATCTGCATGGTATCGATCATCGTTTGCAGCGTCATTGGCTATCAGCCCTCTTCCTCGTTGTGATCGATCAAGTCAGCCAGCGCCCCCACGTATGTTTTGCCATCTTCCACAAGCGCGGCTTCGGCCTCTGCGATTTTGCGGATGAGGGTTTCGGGTTTACTCATGACCGCATACCCATTTATCTTAAGTTCCTTTGCGCGTGCCTTGAGCGCAGATACGTCGGGCGGAGTCTCCGGCTCATCACCCAATCTTTTCGGATTATCAACCCATCCTGCCCCGGCATCGTCAAACTCAATGGGGTTATCAAACAGCCTCGCGCCGTGTTCTTTGTGATACATCCAGCACGGGTAAGACTGCGGGTTTTTGCTCTTTGTTTCCATGCGATCCTCCATGTCTGTGCTACGCGGTAATTAATACCCGGTAATTGTTGAATCTGCACCGGCACCGGATTCCAGCATACACCAGTAAACGTTACTTACCGCCAAGACCCTGAATGCAGCAGCAACGGATGCCACTGTTTTATACTTCGTCCACGCACCGTCTACCATCGCCAAAAGGGTATCGCCAGTTGCGGTTGTAACAAGTAGGCTATCGCTGTCATTAGCGATAAACTCATAATTCCCTCCGACTGCGGCGGACGGAAGCGTGAGGGTACATTTTTGATCCATTGTTGCGCCAGCGTAGTACGTCTTTCCATATTCGTCCGCCGTGAGTACGCCGCTCGTGTTTACTATTGCCACTCCGCCAACAATACCAGCAATACTTCCGTCAGAATCAAGCACCAACGCCTTGCTCGCCTCGGCGAGTCCCGCTGTCGTTATATCGGTATAGTTAAGCTCGTCAACGTCCGATGTGATGCCATCCAGCACGTTCACCTCGTCAGCGGTCGCGGTAATCTTTGATACGTCTATCGTGGCGAACCGCACATTGATGTTATCCTGCGCAAAGGGCTGAATAACCGGCATCACCATAAGCGCAAGCGCAATCACCATGCAGGCATAAAGAGTTACTCGTTTCATTGTGTCTGTACTCCCTGTTAATCTTGTGTGCCGGGACAGCGATTAGGCCGCCCCGGCCACCTGTTAAGCCTTGTAATCGGCGGTTGCGAATGCCCGCGAAACATGAAGCTCGCCGGTTCTCGGGTCAACAACGGCAAGATAATTCGCCGTTTTCGCCGTATCGGTGATAGTGATAACGGCCTCGCCACTGGCGTTAGTGACAAACAGGCCGTGCTTATCGTCATCAAGCGAACCTATCAACGCACCGCTCCCGCCATCGCTATGCGCACTTGACGCATCGTCAGCAGGCGTTGCGCCCTGTGCATCGCTGCACGTATAATAGGTAAATACAAACGGCCTTTCAACCGCCTGCCCGTCGGCGTCCAGAAATTGAACGGTAACATCGGCTTCATACTGCGTTCCGCCAGCGGCGATAGCGAAGTCGATATACGGCTGGATGCCGAGATTGTTTAGTGCTGTATTTGAGCCTCGTGCCATTGTACTACACTCCTTCGTATTGTGTTGGGGCGGGATGATATTTCACATCCCGACCCTTGTTATTGGTTGTTGACTTATCCCAGCAAACGACATGCGAAACCGGGGTTGATGCACTGCCACGCATACAGAATATCGAAGCGCATGACATTCACATCTGTATAAATGTTGCCCTGCCGCATATACCGCATGGAGATGCCGGTAACATCGTCAGTGGCGGTCGAACCCTTGCACCCATCGAGAACTTCAAGCTGCGCAGTGGCAAACGTGAAGGCGTTCTTGTGGAATGCGAGGTTGGCAACGTGAGACCCCACGAGTACAGGAACCGCGTTCTCCGCCGGAGCGCTAACCACGGTCTGGTATGCCTCGTTAACGGCAGCCGTAACGATTGCCGGGGAGACGACCAAAGATAGATAGCCGCTTGAGTCCGCCGTGCCACCCGAAATAACCGTGAACTGCTGTAACTGACCGGTGCTATTGCGGTTTTTGGGATTAACTCCATACACGCCGAGCGTGATAATGTCACCCTGTGTGAAAATCTCGGTGGATGCGGTAGCGCCATCGAGATAAACCGTCGATGTAGAACCGTTCACGTCAGACGTGAGATAGGTTAAGCCTGTCGTTCCGGCACTGATGTCGGAGTCGAGGCAAACAACCGGGTCACCGCCATTGCCACCGGCAGTATGCGAAACCACGTTCTGGTCACCGTAAATGTCGAACGAACCTGTGCGCCCAAGCAGTCCGTTTGTGACCATTCCGCGAACTTCCTTCTCAAGATAGAGACCCTTGAGCGCATTGGCTATTGACCATTCCGCAGCGGGATTAAGAACGAGTTTGCGGTCTTTGCGCGGCACACCATAATTGTCGAGCTTCGTGGCTGCGTCCCCGATGGCGGCGAATGTTCCCGGTGTCGTTCCCGCGGTTCCGGCAGCGTTATAGACCTTGTAGTACTGTGCAAGGCCATCAGCGTCCACCTTGTTTGCCAGTTCATCAACGACGGGCTGGATAATGCGCTCGGAAAATCTGTCAAGACCCAGCGTAAGGTCTTTCGCTGTAAACTCTATAGCGCAATGCTCCTGCGAGAGAGTCAGGTTCACGCTGCTTTCCTTAAGCGCATTCATGCTCGAAGTAATATCCGACCCGCTACCAGTCATAAAACGGTTCGGCTTCTGGACGCGAATCGTCTCGCCTACTTTGCGAAACTCCTTTGAATGCCCCTGATGGACATTTGTAACGAATCTGGTGTTGTTCTTGAATTGCATGATGAACTCTTTTGCGATGATGTCATCATGCAGTTGGGTATGTATGCTTGACATGGTTCTGTTCCTTATGGGTTATTATCCGCCGCCAGCATTGCGCCAAGCCTCAAACTCGGATTGAGGCATTTTGCTCGGGTCTTTCTTCACTCTTTCTACTCCCGCTAATGGCTTGATTGGTGCTGCGGCTTTGGTTGGTTTCTTCGTTGTTTCGCTGCCTTCTTGCTTCGCGCCCTCTTGTGTGGCGGTTGATTCGAGTTTCACCTCAAGCCTTCCTATTTCTTTTGCTGCGGCATAAGATGACATACGGGAAATCCGGTCTGCTTCATCGTGATTCTGTCCGAAGTAGTAGGCTAAGTCGGCAAATAACTCCGACTCACGCATGGCCTCGATCATCTCGGGGGAATACGGAACATCCTTACTGAGTGCAACATCCTCGAAATCCGGGTATTTCTCTATCCCGGCCTCGATAATGTTTTTAATGTTCTCCTCTTGTGCGGCCCGATCACGTTCTTCGCGCTCTGCGGCGAGTCTTGCTTCAACCTTTTGGTCAACAATCGCGTCAATATCGACATGTTGCCGACTTGACTGTTTCACTTCCCACTTCACAAGAGCCTTTGCGTAATCGGTGTAATCATCAAAATCCTCCTCTTTCGGCTCCGGCTCATCTTGCTCCTGTGGTTTTGTGTCCTCCGCGTCGGGTTTTATGTCTACCCCGGCGTCGCCGTCTTTTGGTGCGGCTTTTGTACCAGCCCTCAATTCTTCATTTTCTTTTTCGAGAATACGCGCATGTCGCTCGGCGTCCCGTTGCTTCTTAACGGCCTGATTGATGCGCTCCTGTGGCGTTTGCTTAGCCTTTGGCTTGGCATCGGTTTTACCGTCATCTTTCGGGCTTTCCGGGCTATCTTTGCCACCAGCGTCATCTTTCGGGTCTGTGGTATCACTTGGCTTCGCCTCCTCTTCATCCTCTGCGTCACCAGTAGCATCTTTAGACTCGCTGGCGGGGTTATCCTTCACACCCACACCGCTCGTGATTGTAATACCCTCGTGTCTGTCATCAACTACGGGTTCCGCCCCCTCCTCTTGTGTGGCGGTGCCATCCGTTTGCTCAACCGTTTCCTCTGTTACGCTGGTCGTTTTCTCGTCTTCCATCTTTTCACTTCTCCTTTTGTTGCGCGGCGACCTTGCGCCGATTGGTTGTGGTTCGCGGCATGAAACACAGAAAGCCCGGATTTCACGCTGCCGTAGCAACGATACTTTCCGGGCTTTCAACCAGCCTGACTCAGGGGATAAGCGGGGGATAAAGTCAGGGGGTTTTCAGATGCCGATATGTCGGGTGCCGCCAGTTAAGCGACACTTACGGCCTTTTCTGCACATGGCAGATAGGCTATTGTGCTACACTTTTTCCTCCACGCTGATCTTGACCTTGTTGTCTCGAATACCACCTTGAGACATTTTGAACGATATTAGCACTTCGCCGTCTCTTGTCTCTGATGTGGTTCGCTCCATGAGCTTACGCAACTTCTCGACAGTAGCACTTATTTTGTATGTCAGTGGCGTCATGTTTCCGCTCCCGCAGCTCACCCATCCTCGTCCTTTGCTGGCTTGCCACCTGTTATAGCGCTAACAATACAAGTGTAAGCCTCCTTGAATATTATGTCCTGCCCGATGCAATCAAGAGAACCACCGGAAGCCTTTAATGCAAGCTCGGCGATTGCTATTCTCTGACCCATTGTTATTTCTCCTTGTAACATGGCATACCCCTCTTCTCTGTGATTTGGTTTACCCCGCTCCCGTCACTTCGGGCTGCGCTTCCGGTGCAACTTGCATACCAGCACTTGTTTCCCAAATTGCCTTTTGCGCCTGAGCCGCCTTGAGCTTCAATTCCTCTTCCTTTTTTGCGTTGTCGAGCTCTATGCCCTCAAGCTTTGCCTGTTCCTGCAACACCTTGATATCAAGTGTGGGATCAGCTTCCGGCATAGGTTCCTGTCCATTACCACTCATTTCTGGTTGTTCTATCTGTTCCTGAGCGAGTTGTTTTCTTTCCTTTATTTTTTCCTTCGCCGCTTCCGTGCCAAATTCGTCCTTGAGTTCGATATAATCTTTCAGTTCCGGCGGTAACGCCATTCTGAGACGCTCGACAATATCTTCACCCTCTGGTATATCGGCCAATTTAACCGCTGCATCCATGAGAAGCGGCGCATATTCCTTGTTGGCGCGGATCAAATCAATAAGTATCTCGGACGCTTCCTGTCTGCGCGTTGTGTAGCTCGGGCCGGTAGTAACAACCACATCATAGCGCCCTATCTCATCCATGTTGAGTATCTTATCCGCTTCAATCTTTTCGCCCGTTATGAGGTCTACCTCGTGATTGATCGTCAGGCTGTTTTCCTGTCCGTCAACGCCGAGGATGCGCACAACGCGAGCCGCGTCGTATTTGAATGGGATAAGATCGAGAATAACGCGCCCGCCGTGGGCTTTCGACTGTGCGAGATTTTCATGGTACGCATAATTAGCCCTATCCGATCCGCTTCGCCTCTCCCTGATTGCCTTGCCGGACATCTCGTTTGATGGTTTTCCGAGCGTCGCGTCGGGGATTCCGGTAACATCCTTCATCTCCTCGACAGTGAAAGCCGCCTCTGCATGGAGGCCGGTGGGCACCTGCGCACCGCTTTCGCGTATCGGGTGGTTTGTGGGTGCTTCGGGATCGGGTGTATAAATCAGGTACGGCATATTAGTTTTATTCGCGCCATCCCAGAACGCCTGAAACTTCTCAATCATCTTTTGTGTCACGAGATACGGCTGTCTCGGAGCAAGCGCAACCTGCTCGGTGGAGGCTGACCTCCAGTAATTGTACATCCGCGCAGGGTCTTTGAAGTGCCGGATGATACCGTGATGCCGATACTGACCCTCGACGTTCGATGTCTTGCCCCACACTGGAATAATGGGGAAATACTTACCCTGCCAATCATACGGGCCTTCGAGGATGTCCGCAGCGGATATAAGCATCCACTCGATGACGATATTGTCAATCACCCTCTTGGACTTCGGCTTTACCCCTTTTGGCAGTTTGTCGGTATATGAGTTGTTTTCAAGCTGATATATAGTCCTTGTGCCCTTTTTGACCTTACGCCAGTACTCGGCAATGCGTAAATCATCGGCGCTATACCAGTCGTGGTTGTCCCCGGCGGCATCCCCAAGTGGGGATATAGCCTTATCGGGCCATCTTCGCTCGTACTCGGTGCGCTTGATGCGGTGCTGAATAAACATGTACTGCGCGTCAGTTAGCATGTCGTCTTCGGCGGACTCATCCCATACAACTGAAAACGGGTTGCCAACGCGCCGCATAAGAATTTCTTGATCCCATAGTTTGTTTAGCGAATCTGGCGAATAATCGCGCTCAAGAAGCCTTGTCGCCTCCTGATCGCTGTAGGTGTAGTCGGTGTACACACGCCAGAATCCACGCCCACACTTGACCGCAGATGCCCCAGCCCAAGCATAAACCGATTGCGCCCGTGAGTTGTTCTCTATGTTTCGAATCAGACCTTCCAGCTTGTCGGCGGTGTCAGGATCGGACTTGTCGTCATATGGCTTTATCTTGATGCCAGTGGTATTCTGTAGCTGGTCGCCATTGATCTGCTCAATGAATACGGGGGCACGGTTGATTACGAGACAGGGGCGGTCATCCTCTTCTCTTGACCTGCGGAGAGCGTCGGGCCACTGCTTGCCCTCGGCAAACAGCACATCGTCGAGTGCCAATTCCCGCTCGTCACCGTCGGCAGTGATGGCAGATTTATACCTGTCCATCGCCTCCTTGAGAATGTCGATAGTCTCTTTGGACGATAGCTTGGATTCTTCCGCGCTTTCCGTTAGCTGATCGAGCGTTTCTTTATTCGCCATTTTGTCCTATTCCCCTCACCACGTCTTTTTATTCGCTTCTTACCTGCAATCAACACCCACTATCTGCAACACATGATTGACCTCAAGGCGTTCCCGCGCCGCCCTGACATGCTCGCTATACTCGTCAGGCGTCATCTCTATATTTCTCTCGCTGCCAATAGCAAAACGTAGCAGTTCATCTTCTCGATCCATCGCCTTGCCTCATTTGCCCTTTTTCTTCCACTGCTCGTATATGCCATAGCATTTTGCGATAGCATGATCGTCATCTTTCACGCCCTCTACATGGTGCAGGTAGCTCACACACCGCGACACAAAGTGCTGTTTTTTCTCACCCTTGACTGGTTTTGGCATGAGACACGTTTACCTCGTGATCGGAACGATTGTCGCAACCGCTGTTCCGCTGGTATAGTTCCCGGTTTCTATTCCAATTCGCACCCAGCACCTCGGCAAATCTATAGTACCAGCCGCGCCGTCAGCGTCAACGGCAACCTCTTTGAACGTTATCCACCGCGAACTGTCCGATGCGGGTTGAGCTGAATCGCCGTCCCACAATGCCCACTGGAGGCTGACCGCTGCAATTAGATTCGCCGCCGTGACCTGATAGGCCACTCCCTGACCCGTTCCAATCATCATCGGGTCGGAATATGTCGCCTCTGCCGCTAAAGTCTTTGTAATCACTTCGTCGCTCCTTAAGGTGTTATGTCATTCCACTGTGTCGGTTCTATGTCGTTCGCGCCTGTGACAGCCACATCGTTTACTATTGCGCCCCAGCCGGAAGGTGCTTCCGTATAGGTTATTTTTAGGTATGGTGGTTCTGCTTTAGAATACTGAATATACTCTTTTCCTGAAGGTTCAGTAGCGGTGGCATCTCTATCAGAAAGTACTACAATAACAAATGAATCACTACTCTTAAGCAAAATTGCTGACTTTCCCGCATCATTAAACGTATATTCCATCCACCCTTCACTATAACTCGATGTATTCCATGTATCAATCAACTGTGTACCATTATATGCTCCACTTGATTGCCACCCGTCAAAACTATTCCAGTCAGATGCTACAAGAGGAGTGCTAATAGTAGCTGTATGAACCAATACATTAAAATCTGTATATGCTTGGTCATACATATAATAAGTAAATAACGATGCACTTGTTAAGTTGTTTATACTTGGGATAGTAAATGTCATAAAAGTTCTAAATATATCATAACTGTTATTCTTTTGACCAACACCAAGTTGACTTTGTGTGGCTATAAGCCACATATCGTCAGAAGTAGTAGCATTTCTTGCTGTCAAATACACATCATCATGAGACATCCCATAACCTGTATTTGTATCGACTGGTATATTAGTTGTTGGATCGAGATAGACAGGCCACAACGTCTCACCGTACGGCTCGATGCGATAGGTGAGTGTATCACCGGATACCGTGTACGTCGTCGGAACGTCCCGCCCGTTTGCATCCCATGAGCGCGGCGGAGAAAGAGACGCCTTGCGTTCGCCGTCTGCTGAACTGATAAAGTTATTCCCAACTAACGTACCGCCGGTGATTGTCATACGCCATGACACTTCGAAGGTGTCTTTAGGCATTGTCACCGTTTGCTTTACGCCAGTACGCGATGTCTCCGTTTTCACATCGAGGCCGTCAAACAGAGCTTCGTATGTCACTGAAATGCCGCCCACCCTGAACACGTAATCGGAAATCCGCGCCGAATCGAACAGGGCATTGTACCGCCCGGAAGCCGTCTCATAGTCGAGCCGAGAAGCAAGTCTCGTCAACACCGCCCGCTTCTTGACTTTTGGGTCGATTGACCGCCATGCGTCGTCCTTGTCCTTAAAATGTACTGGAACGGTATAGACATTCGCCGTCAATGTGCCGTCATGGTTATCGAACACCTGCGTTGTCTCTGTCCGCCGCGCAACTATCTCATTCGGCAGTACAGTATCAGTCGGCGTTACCGGAGCCGTTCCTTCAAGGACACCAGTAACCGCCGCTCCCGCGAGCGCCATTGCCGCTATAGATTTCTTAACGTCCATTGTATCCCCTTACGGTGCCGGTACAGTGAAGTAATCGAGGCTCGGACGGAAGTCGATAATATCCGTTGCAAGAACCCTACCAATACGCTGCGAACGGTCACCTTCACCCGTTGGTGCTGTCTCGGTAACTACTCCAGTGGTACAACTTACATAGACATATTGACCCGGCGTGTCAACCGTTGTCCACGCAGTGTGGCAAATGTAGCCTGACCGCAAGAACCGCCCATAATTATTAGCACTAATGGTGTCAAGTGCAAGGTAGTCGCAACCCATTGTAATTGCTGAATCCGCGTCGGCTTGCCAGAGCTTTCCATCGCTATGTATACGAACAGCCTCACCGAATGTTACGTTCTCACCAGCTTGCAACAGTACCGTCTGTCCAGTCCACTCACCGTCAGCCAAGTCCCATACAGAGCCATGCGCTATGGTGTGTGTGCTGTCAGCCACAACGTCTTGTGCTGTTATACCCTTGACGGCAATATCCCCCGTATCGTCCCACTCATACTTTACAACCGTTCCCGTCTCCATCGTGGTTACGGTAGGAGTGCCGGGGTCAGGAGTGGAAGCTCTAACCATTTTAATCCAATAGCCCGCCGATGCACTGCCACCTCCGGGGTCACCATCATTAGTCCAGCCCGGAATGTTTGCCGCTTCCCATCTGATAGTACCCGACTGCTGAAGGCCGATAGTGTCGTCATCTGGATTAAATTGCACCCACGTGTCAGCGGCGGTATTATACCAGAAAGTGATTGTAATCTGCTTTGTGGAAGCTGTACCCATAACAACTCTTATGCTGGAGAACGTCGCATCGGAACCAATATAAATCGCATCATTTTTTACTAAAAATACCTCTTCCCCATCTATTCCATCCGCCCATACCGTGCCACCGGTACCTTTCAGGCCTGCATATTCTGTCTGTGACGGCGTGTTATAGTATCCAATAATTTGCTCTATTGGACTTATATCGTTATGAGTGCCGAGAGCCACTACCTTTCCGTCGGGTGAGCCGTCTGTAAGCGACACATCGAAACTATGCACAACGGAAGTGGAGTCTAAAAGCTCGGCGTCTATAACCATATCATACGCCGTAAACTCTGAACTAACCGTACCCGAAACGGCATAGTTGTGATCTATATCGCCATCTTCAATGTAAATGGCACTGGTAGCATTTCTCGCTGCACCAACAAGGTCAGAGGGCATTATTATTCTCAAACCATTCATACTCTCTGGTATATTGGTAAGGTCTATACCGCTGAGATTAATAGACAAGCCTCTGGTTCTCGTGTCTGCTCCAGACGGGTCTAAATCATCGGGTTTAATCCGTATTCCCGTCCAATGCTCTTCTGCGCCTAATGCTTCCCCGCCGATAACGTCTATTACCTGATTGTCTGTGCCTGTAATCCCGGTCATTGTAATGGAAAGAGCCGGTTCGCTGGCCGTGACAATCCCGATGCTGCCCGTTATATCGAAAGCTCCCGTATAACGCAAAGGATTAACAATGTCAGCGCCGGAAAGCCCACCATCGGAAATCTGAGAAGAGTCAAACGATGCACGAGCCAGACCATCAGCAAGAGAATCCGGGAAGTCAGAAGCAGGCATACCGGATGATGCCGTTGCGCTTGTCTTGTCAACGTTGATTATATGCGGCGTCTCAGCAGACACATAAACCGCGCAGAATACAAGCAGAAGAAACACCAACAGCCTTTTCATTGCGTCCACCTCTCGCTATTAACGATTAGCTCCGCATCCGTGCCGCCAGCCTCAGCCGTCCAGTTGAGCCGCGTTGAATCGTCAGCGGCCACCTCCGTACTCTTGATTTGCCATGTCCCGTTAGATTCAATAACCGTCGAATCGCCGTCAGCGTCAACGTTCGTCCAACCCCCAGCGGTATTCCGCGCCTCAAGGTAAACAGTGACCGACGTATTGATTGAACCTACCGTGATGTAGTACGCCACCGCGTTAAAGCCAGTAGAGACCACCACCGGACTATATCCAGTAGCTGTGAGCGTATCAGGCCCGTCCGCTACGGTAACAATGGCACCGCCGCCAGCACCGCTTTTGACCGACCATGCTGATCCGTTGTAGATGTATACGTTACCCGTATCGGTCTCGTAGAACGTCGATCCCGACTGATACGTTGTCGGTTTCGTGTCGGTTGACAGCCCAAGAGCCGTATATGTCCCTGTGCGGTCAACCGTGACGGCATTGATGCAGACTACCATAATAGCCGCCAGAGCTAAACCCGCGAACACCCGTCTTGCATTAAATCCCATCGTCGCACCCTCCGTTATGTCCTTTATTACCCATGCCGCCGTTGCGGTTCATCATATACCTACCACTCACTCCAGTTTCCTTGTTTCTTGAACGTAGCTATAATCCAGCATATCCACACACCCATACTGACGATCCAGCAGACAGCCCCAAGTGCAACAAACACCCGTAATGCCGTCGGTAGCTCCCATATCACATCCGCACCCACGGGTTAAATCGCCCGACCCTGAGAGAGAAACCAAACAATAGACACGCACCCAACACCAGCAGTGAACCAGCGCCCATCGCCGAAAGAAACCACATGATGAACCTCATTCGCAATCTTCCAGTTCAAACTCTGTTTCCGCACCCATGCCCATATTCAAAAAGTAGTTGAATCCACCATCGTCATCGCCATCACATGTGTACTCTGAACCACTGAGATGGCATGTTTTGCGCTGATTCCGACCTCTGTACTGGCCTGTTTCCGCGGCAAGTCTGCGACTCACCAGTACTTCAGTCTGTTGATGTACGCTGCCCGCCATCACTTCGCCCCCCCATGCGCACCATAGTTGAATATCAGCACAAGAGCAACTGCCGCCACGTACAGGGCGATAATGCCGACAACTTCGGCAATGCAAGCGAGTGTGTTCATGTCATACCCCCATCCATGACTGTGCGCTCTTTGGTATGTGCGGGATGCGGATAGTGATAGGCTCGCTCATCTTGTCCCGCCCGTATACGTGATGATACAGAGATGCCGTTTGATACCCGTCAGCACCGTGAGAACTCCAGTCATGCACCGGATGAGAGCCGTATATTTTGTATTTTTCGTTGTATTCCTTCCGGTACGACTTGAGAGCGCTCAATCCGTCCTTGCATCCGTCTGCATCAAACCACGACCGGCCAAGAAACTGGCGTGAAGCCTCGATACCGTCTTCCTTTTTTTTGACCCTCGGCACCGTCTCGCAGGTGATACCAAGCTCGGAAAGAAACTCTTTAGTTGTTTTCCCTGTCTGTAGTTGCCTGTTGTTACCATCGTGCGGGAGAACATGAACCCCGAACGTTAGACGCTTGCTGTCCCGCCAATCTTTGAGGTAGTTGGCATAGTGAACCAGCCCTTCACCCGAGTTGGAGTAGTAGTTGACGAAATGCACCTCACGGCCGACCGTCTGAGCGAACCATACCGTTGTTGAATCATCAATACCCAAGTCCCAATACGTGTTGACCGGTATATTGGGCTCTATCGGCACCCGTCCGATGCGACCATCACGCTCGGCCGCCATGAGTTCGTTTGCGAAGTAAGCCCCCGGCACCGGTACGGCCCAGCTACAGTAGAACTCTTGCCGGATCATCTCCTCGCTCATGCCGTCTTTGCGCTCGCGCTCGATTGCTTCGAGGCTGATAGCGTGGGTGTCATCGACCGTCAACGTCTCGGTGAACCACTCAGGATTGTCCTTTACACGCTGATATAGGTCGTATGCGTGGTTCTCTCCGCGCGGTGTATTGTGGCTAATCAGCCCGTTGCTGAAAAAGGAATGGGTGTCGGGAATAACGAAATCGTATACTTTCCCGCGTGTATGCTCTATACTTGCGATAGTATCATAATAATAATTATCTTCTACGATGCCCCGTATATACGGATCGTCCTTCTTTTCGAGAAGACGGCGCAGAGTCCGGTATGTGACGGGTGTATGGCGCTTCAAATCGGTTTCATTCATTCCCCTTATGTAATTATTAAGGCGTTTCCTTGGAACGGTAACCGTATCTCCCCACCAATCACGGCACCGCTTCGGCAAAACATTTCTATGCGCCTGTTTTCGCGTGAGTCTAAAGCCTATCTGTGAATAGAATAGCTCCGCATTATACCCGTCGAAACTTAAACGCCACGCCACGGAAGATACCTTGACGCGCTTCGTCGGCTTCGTTTTGTGCTTTGTTTTCTTGGAAATTATGCCGTAGTTGAGAAGCAACACTTGAAGGTCAGTAATTAGGGCTTCTGATACAGAATCGCAGTGTATCCATCCCTTCTTGTCGTGACTTGACCCGTCACCATCAAAATACCCAGACAGAAACGCGGAGATATATTTCTTCGGCATCCTCATAAGTCTATCGGGGATTCGTTTGTTTTTTGCGCCTCGTTTAATGCCAAACCAGTCAATAAACGAGACTAACCGCTTGTTATGCCTACGACTATGGCAGTCATCTCTATGGGCAAACTCATATGTGTTTTTAAGGAAATCCCTTATTTCCGCGTCCTGATTTGATATTGTTACGGTGCCGCTATTGTCCCAATTGCCTTCAGCTAATATCAACCCCATGAGATACATTAAATCCTCATTGAGGCCGAATCCATTAAATGGGTGCTTGCTTTTCCGTATTTTTGGGGGAGTCCATCCGTGGAGGTTGTCACATCCCCACACCTGCTGGTTGCGCTGTATCACAACAGGATCGCCCACTTTATGCGCATCCAGCCTGCGCCACTCTTCGCCCGTCCATATAGGGTGATTCGGGGTGCCCTCTATCACATAACCCCTTGACGTTGTTAACTTTACGAGTTCTTTAGCGCCACCATTATAAAAACTTGTTGCCCGGTGGAATCCATTTTTTCCGTAAACATCCGTCGACACGTCTGTAAAACGCTGATCTTCATTGTGGGGCATCCGCCCAATGCGTTCTATTCCGTTCCGGGTCATAACCAAGGTGTCTTTTTTAACGCAACAATTAAATGCCGCCCAGCCGTCGTTTTCCGCGAGGATCGGCCTCATGTACTCCCATGCCGCCGGATTTTGGAGGCTGTACTCGGAGAAGACGCACCCACGGGGATTGGTGCCAACGACGCTATCAATGTTATCGGTACCGATGACTTGAAAGATTGAACCGTTGACAAGCGTGATCTTCATCTCGGCTTCGTTTGGCTTCTTCGCCCTGATGGCTCCGGGGATATGGTCGAGAAACTTGAATCCGTCCCGGTCGAGGCCATCCCAGAGAATCTTACGTCCCTGAGAATACGTGGGAAAGAAATAGTAGTATATGCCGACCGTCTTCATCGCCTCTTTGGCGACCACGTTGATATAGCTCTTATCTTTCCGCTGCGCCGGTGCCATACCGTGAACATACGCTTGAACCCGTCGGCTATCGCGTTGTACAGCGGTATCTGATACGGTCTTGGCGTGTAGTTGTGCGGGATCGTGACCTGTTGGCGCGGGCGTCTCATTCCATACCGTCCCTAGCCTCGTACTTGTCGCGGATCACAACCTTTACGTCGCGCTGTCGGTTGTCCTTCTCAAATATCCCGAAGTGCTTGCCGAGCAGGTCGAGGGCACCCTTCTTGTCTGCCAGCTTGATCCTCGTCTTTTTCACCTCACGAGCGTTCCGGCCCTTCCCCTCGACGTACTCATCAACCGTGATCTCGCTGATCGCCGCCGCCTGCTCTCGCGTGAGCCTCGACAGGTCAACAAAAGCGTCACCGTTATCGTTAAGTTCAATATAATCCTGCATGTTAAGAAAGCCTATCTTTGCCAGCTCCTCAACAACTCTATCGGCAGTGACTTGTGTTCTCGCTGACTGTTCGGCAACAGCTTTCTTGATTGCGGCAGAGATTACAAGTTTCCTTAAGTTCTGCTCACCGATTTGACCGGCCGTTTTCTCCGAGTAGCCAGCGCGGATCGCGGCTTGCGTCGCATTCTTGTCGATGAGATATTCCTCGACGAATCTTTTTTGTTTGGGGGTCATCATCGGATTACTTCACCTTGACTGTTAGTTTTGGTAGCTGCACATGATTGCAGGGATGTTAGATTCTGACACGCTGGCATATAAGGAATATAAAGACAAGAAGATGTATTTATAATATATAATAGAGGGGTAAAAGCGTTATTTTCCCAACCGATCATTGTTTATCACCCTGTCGTTGAGGTTCCCGCGTATTTTTTACAAGATACCGGTTTTCTGGTCTGAGTCAAGCGTTTTGTGTGTTTACCCTTATTCCACGGGGGTTTACGCGCACCTTCGGAAATTATTTTGATATTTCTGAAAAAAAGGCTTGACATCGGTCAACGCGCTATATATACTGAGAGAGACGACCGGGGAACCGGCAAACCAAACACTAACCGCCGGGCGTTTTCGAGCGTCCGGCAAGGGGGACAAGATGAAACGCTTAACAATCCATGACATTAAATATCGGGTGCAGGACACATCACCGTATTTTTTCAGCCGGGATACGTTGCGCTTTTTCGGTCAGAGAATGAAGGATTTTCGGGTTTATAAACAAGCCGATGGCCGCTATATGATACGGGCACTGCATGGACCGGGGAAACCAAGGGGTGAAACAATACGATTTTTCAATCCCACTACAAACGAACTCGACCGCAACTAATCGAAACGGGGGACAAAATGAAACGGGCAGACATACGCGGCTGGACATTGAAACTTGGACGGCTCTCTATCGAATATGTTAGCGAGTATCATCTTCCGGCAGTGATCGCGCTCAACTGGGGGAATAACATACTGTGGCGTATAGAGCGATAACACCGTCGAAACACCAAACAAGGGGAAAGAAAATGAAAACGACAAAAGGAACCATGAGACTGACGCGCAACCGCAAGCTTTACAACCAGCTAAAGTCACGGTATAAGGTGGGTGACGGGTGGGTTGAGACCGAGTATAGTTTCACGCGCGCGACGTGGTGTGAATCCAATAAGCCTTATGGTTGGTCGCCGTTCGGCCGCCCGCTATGGGATACGGACGAACTCGACCGGTACATTGCCGATCTGGCAAAGTGGGTTGAAGCCAAGAGCTTTGATAACCAACAATGGATACGGTCGATAGCGTTTTTGCGTGAGCGTGGGATCGTTATTGATGGCTAACCTGTCGAAACGGGGGCGCTTGCTCCCGTCTGTCGGAACGACCGGCACTGATGAGACGAAACGAAAGGGGCGAGGTCATGAGATACTACCAGATCGCAGAAAGTACGTTTGTCCGTGCGAAAAGCATTAAAGACGGTTTGCGGATTGTCGAAGCCGCCCACCACTTCGGCTTCACTTCCGAACATTTCGAGCAAGTCAACGCTCACGCAGTCAGGCATGTCAACAACTGGAACCAGACGCGACGCGGTTGCTTCCGTCTGTACTTTGATGGCATGGACGGGTTCCCATGTCAGGAGATTCGGGAAGCGCCCGACGCTATCAGGATATTTTAACAGGAAGGGGTGAGTCATGAACACGTTACAATGGTATCGTGCTATAAACGCGGGCGGCGAGGAAGTCTCACGCTTCACGGCTGCTTCAATTATGCTTGCCAGCGAAAAACTTAAATTGCGGTTTGGCAGACAGCATTATTTTCTGCGGTTGGAGCCTATCGGCAAACCGTTCTCAATTAGGTGAAGGGGGACAGCATGACCACGAATAACGGAGCACTGGAGCACCCGCTGGACGATCCTGACGTACAGGCGTCGGTTGGCGCAATCATCGACAAGGAAGGGGCTGACATGGAAACGAAAGCGACACCGAGACCGTGGAAACATGGAAACAGGAAAAGCAAAGTGGGTTGGTGCACTATTTTGAGTGCAAACAATGGCCCCGTTGCGCGGGCTTTGTCAATTCACAAGACAGGCAAA